GAGTTCTCACATCAATGAAGTGAGCAAATACGCTGAATACCTTTCAGAAGATGTATCGAAGGCGATTATGAAGTCCGATACACCACAATCACGTGGTATCAACGACATCTATGCAGGTGGAGTACCAGTCCGCAAATTCAACAGCGTTCAAACCGTCCACGAGGCAACAACGCAAGTCTTGCCCGGTACAATCCGAACAAGTCGACGTGGACCTATCATGCAGCGTCGAAACAACAGGAACCTGTGAGGTGATTGAATGAGCGAAGAAGTCGTAGAAGAGGGAACGGCTGAGAAACTCATGGGTGCTTTGATTACAAAAATGGAAAGCATGGACAACAGTCTGAGCATTCTCAAAGCCGAAAACAATGCACTCAAGCAAATTGTTGCTGACCCTGCTATGCTCTTGAAGCGTGCAGGCTTTATCCGAAGCGGTTCTAACAGCGCACCAATGGACGTCATGCCGGATTTGTTCCGTGGTGACGCTACGTATGATATTCTCAAAGATGAGTCAGCCAGCGGTATTCCAATCCCTGAGAACAATCAAGAGTTCCACGAAATGGACTGGTCTGACATTCATCGCCTTGCCGAAGAAGCAAAAGGCACTGGTAACATAGGAAACAACATCGGAATGGAGTGATAGCATGCGACCACGATACGAGCCACGAAGCCCAAAAGTCGACCAACTTTTGAAGGCAGCCAAAGAACTTGAAAGCCGAATGATTGCGAAAGAGCAAGGCATCACGTTTGACCAAAAAGAAGGAACAGCACTTGGTGATGTTCAATTCCACGTACAAGTCGGTGGCGAGACTGGTGTCCAAAACCAATACTATTCAACCAACCAACGTCTGATTGATGTTGAAGATGTCACAAACAAGGGCGCTATCTCAGAAAAGAGCGACGTCCTTGACAAGAACCCACACTACCCAACAGCACTTTCAACGCTCGCAGGGCACTTAGTGGACGGCGGCGGAGAAGCGCAATCGCTCAAAAAAGCGTTAGAAGCACGCATGAACCGCCAATGAATGGCGGTGATTGATTGACGATTCCGAACCCCAGTGACGGAACACAAGTACCTGACCCTGCACGAGAGGGCGGTCAATTTAGTTTTGAACAAGAGTCGTTGCAGGTCATTGACCCTATGACCGAGCGCGTCGGATTAGGTTTGGAAGAAGCGCCTAAAACAATCTCAGAATCGTTCCCCGGCCAGCACCCGTACGACGGCCGTATACGGCAGCCTCAGTCAGTCAACCACATGGGTCAGGAGTGGATGCATCAACAAATCCGACCTGCTACACGTGAACACTTGGGCACATCGAGTGAACACTTTGGCGACATGTCGATGCATCATCCTGATGTTGCACCGCTTTGGGAAGAGACGGCAAGACACCATCCGACTGACCCATTAAAAACGACCTACATGCCTGCGTGGGCTGAGCGACTGGATTCGCATATTCGTAACGGTGTGTCAGCAGTACATCGTGACAAAGAGTTAGCACATCGTCAACATTTCAACGACTCAGCATTGTACACCTATGGTATGTACGGTCCGCACGAAACCTATGTGCCCCAGCACGGGTTGTATGAACGTGCCTACAACAATTGGCGTCTTTCAGAAGAAGGCAAAGGGTTTGCTAAAGAACTTGATGATGATGGTATTCATGGGCGTGAGCAAGAGGAGCATCTTCGCCACTATCATATGGAGATAGCGAGGTCGGATTGGCTATCAAACAATACAGACAAACAAACAGGTCGACGAAATGGCTTGGGTGAGTGGGATTACTATCTTGGTCTTGAGTGGCTCACACCCGGCGAACGTGCTAAGGTGTACAGACACATCAAGGAACACGGCTTCCACGACAAAAACAATTACACCATCAGCGACATTCACGTAGGCGACAAGCCTCTTTCGATGGGTCGACTTGTGGCGAATATGCATCAGCGGTATGCACCCGTGTACAGTCATCACACACGTGACCCTGACGCTACAGGGCAGGCATTTGCTGTCGGTATGATTCCACCCGGTCAGACTTCTCGTGTAAACCCTGATGAATTGTACAAAGATTTGGAAGGCTCAGCACTGGGTCAAAAAATACGTGCGTTCTACGAAAATCACGATGACGAGGTTGAACATTTACCAAGACGTGCCGACAAAGGGTTTCGACAACAAGACAAACCCAAGATGGACATCGAAGGCGTGTATGCACTGGCAGGTATTAAGGCGGGTTTGGACGGTAAACTTGAGTTCCACAGAAAAGGTGAGTCACCGCATTATGAAGAAGGATGGACAGGCGACCATGACTGGACAATCGAAGAAGTTGAGGAGTTCTTGAAACCACATTTACTTGCGCGTGACATGCAAGGCGCAGGGCGTAAGGCACGAAATGAAATTCAAATGTACCTCAGCCCGAACCTCGCTACCGAAGGCGTAGGTGCACACTCCGACAACTACACGTTTGGCGATATGGAGTCGCTTGCCCATCATTGGAGCGAACCGTTTGAAGGTCGAGGCGGGTTGGGCAAAACACATGCAACCAAGTTGGACATGCTTCATCAGATGTTGTCGTTAGAGGGAGAGCGTGACGGTCTACTTGGACGCATGCAGGCAAGAGAAGATTATTTTCAAGACGAATCGCTTGAATCAAAAGGCGGAGAAGTGCTCAACATACACAACAAGGTTAGAGGGCTGATGGAACCGTTTGGTTTGCCGCTGAGTGAACTAAGTGAGGCACGGCGACAGATTGCACGAGGAAAGGAAACCGACACAATCTCCGTATCTGAAATCGATGCCATGGCGGGTTTGCCTGCTGCATTGCATCCTCACAATACGTTCATCGCAGGCACTGGAGCATTAGCAAACGCAAAGGTCAACCAAGGATTGCACGGAACCACGCATTCGCCCGAACATCACAACGAGGTGTATCAGGCGTCGTTAAGGGCAGGTCGTACGCAAGGTAAAACAAAAATGAACAAACTACGTGACGAGTTGCATGGAGACGGACAAAAATTCCGATTCACACACGGTATGGGTCACGCTTTTGGTTTAGCAACAGAAGATGACAAATTAAAACGAGACGGTGAAGTTTCACACCGAGCGATTCGCCTGATTGGTATGCTCGGCGGACTCAACAACCCAAGAGCACCTTCGGTTGACGGTGTACAGCACCCGAACCAATTTTCGTTTGAAACAGAACTTGGACCAATCAAGCGTGAGGATTACAACGTGCGTCAGCGCACACACGTTGACAATTATGAGGCAAGTAAAAAAGAATCAGTCCGATTAGATGGAGAACTTAGGCAACTTGAAGCAAACATGTCTCAGGAAGAGGTAGCCGAGGCTGAACGAATCAGTATGGCGCTTGAAGGTCAGCGAGAACAGACTGGCAAGATGATTGAAGAACTGGAAGAACAGGGGTACACACGTGACCAAGCAACAAGAGCAGCACTGACCTCACTAACAAGAGACGCAAATGTAAGCAGTCTGAGTCGGACACAACTTCAATACATGAACTTGCTTGGAAGTAAACTCAACAACGACGCCGCTGTTGAAGAATACGATACTGCCGAGGCTGAACTCAACGACACTGTTGAAGCACGTTCCTACTTACCTGACGGAAGTGAGGATGCTGAACATCTTGACCACCTCATTGAAGAACAACAAGAAGTCCTTGACGAGATTGCCAAGAAGCATTACGGAGAAAACTCAAGGTCAAGTAAAGAAATTGAACACGATAACACACACCACACGCAAGTCAAAGGCCATCACGATGCTATCGTAGAGATGGCTGATAGGATAGGGCAAGAGATACAGAGACAAAATCCTGAATTGTATGATTCAGTTCCCCCTGATACTATGGCAGCGTGGAAAATGTATGCAGCGAACCAATTCCTTGCTCGACAAGATGCTGAACATCACAACATCAGCGCACCAGTAGCAGGTCAACAGATTCAAGAAGCACGGGCAAAGGGTGCGATTGATAACGCTCATGACGGTATGTCGAGTCAACTGCACGAGAACGGTCATGAAATTGACCCCGACATGTCTGTGAAGCAGGCGAAATGATATTTGGCGGTGCGATGAAACCTTACCAAGAACGCATGGTCAAGGATTTGCTCAAAAAGGTACGTGCCTTAGGAAAGCCACTACGAGTCATGTCGATGATGGACATGGTTCAGCAAATGGGAGAAGCCGGTGATAAACATTTCAAGCCCATGTACGATACGGGGGCGGAGGATATTCTCAATCAATTGACTGAGTTCAAGCGCCACAAAGTCGATTACGACAACGACCCGAATTACGGTGTTCCTGAGAAGCGAAGCGTGCCAAGAACTGGTGGGCGTGGAGGTCATATGTCGCACAAAGACATCACATCGAGTCTTGCTTACCGAGCAGCACAGCGTTTGCATGCTGCTGTGTCGACAGGTGACAGAAAAACCGAGTTAGGTGAACGTTCGATGGAAATAATGACACCGTCGTCAGACACTCAAGAATCACTCAAAGGTAAATTTAGAAATGAAAGTTTAGGGTATGAAATCAGAAACCTACCTAACGAGTTGAAAAACGAAGCAACGCTTCACGATATGGTCAACCATTTGCATGGGCTTGTTGTATCAAGTGCCGACGAGTACGACCCAACAAAGGTCATCGACACTGAAAAGAAACCTATGTTGATGCATAAACCAATTGGTCGTGGAGGTCACCCGAAGTCAAAGGCCACCATCATGTCGCTGTTCAACTCAGATGGATTGCGTGGCAACTTTGGACACATACACGACATACCGTTTGCGATGGATGTCAAAGACGGTCAGATGTCGTTCCGAATGTTGCCCAAGCCAAAGAAAATGCGATTGCTCACGCCAAACATGGAAGCAATCAAGGCGATGATGCCCGAACGTCATCATGGTCACTTTGTTTCACCTTCACAAGCAAAGACCGACCCAAGGATAAGAACTGATATAGCAAGGTCCCCCGTCGCAACACGTGCTAACCAAGTAGGGGAACCGTTCATGGACACACCGGAAGCGATACATCACAAGATGGACGGACCTGCATTGTTGGCATCGCTGACCAACCCTGATTATATCCGCAAGGATATGCCTGAGGGCTTGCCGTCGCTGCAACCGATGCACCGTATCTTTGATGTCGATGACCTTGAACACCTGCGTGGATTCACAGGCGACTGGGTCGTCAGCGACTATCCTGAGGGCGAGCGAATGTTCGTCACCAAGAAGGACGACGATGTTGAAAGTAAGGGTTCACTTACTGATGAAGAGAAGAAAGCGTTCAAGCAGGTATCTGACAAGGACTTCTTGGTTGACGTTATACGACGTGAGAGTGGACTGTACATCTTTGAGGTCATCGAGTTCGATGGCAAAGAGGTACACGATATACCGATTCAAGACCGCATCAAGTTGTTGCGTGGTGCGTTGCAAAGTGTTGAGGGCGTCGAAGCCCCAAGCGCATCCGACACGAAGTTGACTGACGATGTCGGACTGGCTGACGCTATCAAGAACATCGAGAGCGACCGTATCTTGTTGCGTGATGCAAAGTCTACGTACATGAAAGGCGAAGCACGTCATCCGAAGTGGGTCATGTATCAGAAAGGCAACGATGTCACACTTATGGTGCTTGAGCGAAGAGGCGAATCGCCGTACACGTATCGACTTGGCACAGGACCAATCATCCACGGGGAGGACTTGGGCGACCGTGCAGTCAAGATTGATGATGACATTTACATGGACATCGGCGCATCGTTCAATGCTCCTGAAAAGTATGAGGTTGGCGATTATGTCAAGGTCAATGTCACAAGCGTAACAGAAGGCGAAGCATCTGAAAATCAAAAGGTGTACACTGTTCACGCACCACGCATCGAGGGTGAGGCTGAGGGTGAACCACTGGTCAGTACAGAAAGTCTTGCTATGTTAGCAAAGGCTGACATGACTCAAAGCCCACTCAACATCTATAGAAGTGACCGTCACATTCGTGTATCGTTTGAAGCAGGTGATGTTCTTTACAAGGCGACCACACGTGGTCAGTATTGGACTGTGCACACACCTGTAGCCGACAATGACTATCTGATTCGTTTGTCTGAAAGCCAGCGACCGTTTTGGTCACCCGTAGCCGGTGTGATGCTCAAGGGTGACTTTTCTATAGAAGAACGAGAGGACAAGGCTGAGGTTCATGAAAGCAAGAACGACGGCAAGCCTCTCATCCCGCCCAAGAAAATTCATGGCACTGGAACGTGGGACAAAGAGAAGAACAAGGTCATGAAGAAGGGCGTTGAACTTCTTGAGCGACTGTTGGCAAAAAGCGGCGTGGGCCAAGTGGGTACGAGTATGTCAGGACCCAAAGGACTCGGTATAGACTACGGTACACCAATCCAATCACCAACAGGTCCAACCAACCCTGATGATGCAAAAACCATGCCTGACTACGACGTGCGTGATATTGAGCGTGACAGGAAGGACGAAGAGGAAGAATCGAAGGACGTCGAGGAAGTTGATAGTAAGTTAGAACTTACAGAAGATAAGGCTGTCTACCATATCTGATTAAATAGAATGACGGATGTAAGGACTACAATGGTCATGGCATCGCCACTACAATCCGCCCGATTTGAAGGCGGTGGCACTATATCGCTCCTCAAGAGCGATAATGGTCTTGTAATTGCAGGCTATGCAAGCGTCGAAATGGTCGACAAGCAAGGTGACCTTATCACTACAGGTGCACTCAAGGGTGCATTTGACAGTTTCATGAAAGCGGACGGATTCCGCAACGTACAACTCGCACACTCCAACATTCAAGTTGGAGAAGTTATTCCACAGTACACTGACAGCAGTGGTCGACTGTGGAAGTCCGGTGTTGATGACGCCGGACTCTTTGTTGTCATCCAAGTACGTGATGACATCGAAAAGGCTCGTGAAGTAGCCAATGAAATTCGCAAAGGCGCCCTTAGGGGTTTCAGTATCGGTGGACAAGCATTCAAGCGAATGCGAAAGGCCGATTCGGAACACGGTGATTACACCGAGATTTCCAAACTGGAACTTCACGAGGTAACGATTTGTGAAAAAGGTATAAACCCGGAGGCGACATTCCGTATATTGAAGGAGGACACAACTATGACTGAAAACACAGACATGAACACAATGAGCGAACTGTCGTCCGTCTTGGACCGCATCAACACCCGCCTCGACGTTATGGAGAAAGGCGAAGGTGAGAAGCCTGCTTTCCTTGAAGGTAAGGATAAGAAAGACGACAAGGATGAAGACAAAGGCAAAGAAATGGCTGATGAAGACAAAGACGAAAAGATGTACGGCGCCGAACACAAAGGCGAGATGGAGAAATCCGAGTACTCTGATGTCATCACCCAAGACTACCTACACTGGATGGAAAACACCTTGAAGTCGGGTGGCGTTGATATTAACAGCGCTCGTGCACACTTTGATGCACTTGAGAAGGCACAACTCGGTGGCTTCGACAACCCATCTTCCATTGACGGTGCTGACTACTTTGCAGGCCAAACACGTGGCCGAGCACAAGAAGGCGGTAACCCATCTACTGGCGCAATTGGCAAACTCAACAGCGGCTCTAAGGCTGATGTTGCAAAGGGCTACTTGTCTCCTGAGGACCTCTCCCCTGCTGACCTTGAGCAAGCATACGCTGCTTACAAGGCTGCTTCC